GGTCGCAGAACCAAGGGTCACGGTGTCCTCATCCAAGACCTCGATCACCCTGATCGTGTCGCCTTCGTTCAGGTCGAAGTGAATGTCTCCAGTAAATGAACCAACCGGCCGTTTCCATTCAGCGGTCGCCGTACCGGTACCGGGATAGACTGTCCAATTCACGAAGACAATTTCGAACGTCTTCGTGAATAGTGTGTTTGCGGTGACGCGGCGCTCTGCCGCGCTGCGACTCTCTGGCAACGCACTCCCCAACGCCGTGGGCGGCGAAGCCGGTGCTGGTATGCCAAGCTTGCGGAACGCTTGTGGATACGGGCCGGGACCGTTGGTAGCAATCGCCCGGTACGTCATTTTCGGCACACCATCACCTGTGTAATAAATGCGTTCGCGGGTGTCGCCCTTCACGGAGCCACGAGCCACGGAGACGAATTGACTGAACTCAAACCACACCGGGTCGCCGGCGTTATCGTAGCGATAAATCGTCTGGTTCCTGAAAAGGTCGTCCACGGGTGTGCCGGCGTCAGCATCAGTCCACGGCACGAGGTCACCAGACCCGAGCTTCAGATTGGTAGCAGTGACCGCTTCGCCATCCGGCAATTTCAGCGCGGACATGCGGGGGCGGAGCCCCTTAAAGAATGCTGTCTTGAATCCGGCCACGGGGCTTACTGCCCGTAGTCGTCAGTTCGTCGCGCACCTGCGGTGCTGAACGGTATGCCGCCATAAACCACTTCGCGATCTGGCTGTCCATACTCAGCGTGGGCTTTCGACTTCGCCTCGTTGATACCGTTCTTGAATTTCTTCTCGTACAGAGTTGCGAGGTTCGCGGCCGACCAGTCCTTCCCTGGAATCTTCATCAGCTGTGCGAGGACGCCAAACTTAATGACCTCCTCAAACTCATAGAAGAGGAAGTCGGGCAGGGAAACCAGATCCGGGGAAGGCGCTATGACCGCGCGAATATGTAATGAGGACGATACGCTGGCAGAAGCGATCGGTATAATCTGTGCGACGCTGCTCGCAGCATGAGTCCATGCTTTGGGTGAGCTGCCTGTTTCAGTCGCCCACCGGGGATTCTCCCGGTCGAGCTGGTCTCGGGGCACGAATCTCAGCGTGCGGGTGGCATGAGTCACACCGTACCGCACTTTATCGATCCGCACGACATGTGTGTTGTCGGGTATGTCCGTACCCGCTACGATAGCAGGGAACGTAAGCGCGGTGGTCCAATTCAATATATTGTCGAGGTCGTACCTCCAAGCCTCGGACTTCCGGAAGAACTGCCGTGTGATGCGTTTAGTAGCAGCAACCAGAAGCGGCTCAGGGACACCGGGTAACTCAACACGAAGTTCCGGATACAGGGTTGAAAGTGCAACAGCCATTAGTCGCCCTCCGGTGCCGCAACTTCTGAGGCACTAACGCTGGATTCAACCGCGCGTTTGATACCGAGGACGGCAAGAAACTGGTTGTAGAGTTCTTGACCGAACGTGTCCGGCATTGACTCGCGCGACTCCTTGGTTAGTGCGCGATAGGTCACGTAGGCAATCAGTGACTCAGTGTATTCGTCACTAAGTGCTATAGTGGATCCTACAGCGGTAAGCTCGGTTGGATTCGCAGAATAGAGTATGCCCAGCCGCTTGCCATCGGTGGGCGGCGCCGGATACACGTAGTATATCTTTGGCTCCCGCTTATCGTGGCAGAAGTGCTCGAAGTAATTCGCATCGTCAGCTTTCGTGGACACGTATTCCCATGTGGGCTCGTACGTATCCAGTGCGTCCTTCTCCGCGTAGCGAATAGTGCCTTGCGGTGTCGTGCCATCATTGGCGTAGTTCTGAGTTGCCTTGATGAACTTAATGCCCCCCGACGGGATTGACTGGCGCGCGATACGACTAGTTGTCAAATCGACAACGGTTTCTACGAGATTGGCTTCGGGGACAAGGACCACGATGGCGCGTTGGCCGGCGTTGAGGTAATCAATAAGCTCGGCGTCAGCCCAACGAAAGGTCGCGCTCTCGTCGTGAATTATCCTACGCACTTCGTCTATCAGGTTTTGTCCTGTAGCCATTTCAATCCGTTATTGCGAGATCTGGATCATCCTGCAATTTTTCATACGCCGCAAATACTTGCGTCGCTGTGGGCCGCTTGCACTCCGGAGGCATTTCGGAAACTACCTTCACCACCTTCGGGGTGCCATCATTTTTGAAGTCGGTTGGGTCATTCCGAACCAACAACTTCCTGACTGCTGTGGCTAAAGCCTCAGCATCATCTACGCCAGTATCCTCTACTTGCGTGGGGGCTTCCACTGTTTTGGCAGGGGCGGAAGTGACCACCGGGAACGGTCCTGTTATATGCCCTTCTGATGGCAGCTCTGATGGCAACGGCGTAGGCCGGACTTCAGGCGTAGGCACTGTTTCTAGTGGCGCATCGTAATCGACCATCCCAGCCATAATAGCGCCCTCGCGTAGCGGGGACGGGATCATAGCGGGTTTGTTGGCTTCGACCAATACACAGTGGCCGGACGTATTTGAAAGGCGGAAACTCCGCAGGGATATCATTACTGACATGTCAGCATCCTCTTATTGTGAAAGTCAGAGCATAGCACGGACCCAGAGGCCCTGAAAGGGGTCAAGCTCCCCGGCAGAAGCCGGGGAACTTAGACAGACTCGGGGCTAGCCGAGGTTTTCGTTGTTACGGCCAGAGGTTACGTACGAAAGCAATATTCGCACAGCACCTGCTGAAGGCGTATCCGTAGTTGTGCCGAAAATCGTCGTGAGGGTGATATTCGGTTCACTCGAAGTCGTCTTGAAGCCAGAAATGGTCGGCAGATTCGAAGGAATCGCCAACGCATCAAGCTCCATTGCCGTAGTGTCGGTGTACTCGTTGGGGTCAGTGACGTCACCGATATTTGCGTCGAACGTGCCATTGTCTGCGAAGACAGTGACGACGTACGCCGAAATATAAGTAACAACCGATCCCTGCGGAATCGCACAGAGCGCGTAAGCGGTGGCATGTACTGGTATGTCACCGAAAACAACGTCGATAAAGACCGCTAGCGGGTATTGTCGTGCAACGTTTGGAATGGCCATTGTGTGTTCTCCTTAAATGGCTGTGTCGCAGACCAAGAGACCGAAGTCCTCGTCCGTTGACGTCAGGTTGCTGTTAAATACCGGCTTGAGGAAACCGAAGAGTTTTCCGACTGAAATACCTTGCTTGTTATCGTAGTCGAAGCCCTTCTCCACCCACTCAGGCGCACCAATGTCAGCAATGCCCATTGCTTGCGCGCCGCAGAATAGAACTCGTTGTCCGTCGATCGCTGAGCCAGCACCCCATTTCTGAGAGCCGGAAGTGCCACCAACAGTGTTAAACACATGTCGGTACTCGTGGATCATCAGGCCATCAACCAAGACGGTATCAGTGCCCTTGAACAGTTCGTTGCTATTACCGCGAACACCCGCGTTACGGATATTAGCCAAGTAATCAGCATCCTGACGAAGTTTCGCCATGCCCTGCGGGGTCATAAAGACATGGTAGAACTCTTGTCCACCAGGTCCTTTGATACCGCGGATATAGCTGACTTTAGCCTGTGCTTTCAACTCAACCAGCATCGCCCAGCTCGGAGTATCAGCGGCAGCGACGGCAGTCGTGTCACCTGATTCCAAACCAGTCGTCGCGTCCCAGCGATAGTGGCGATTCGTTGACGGCGAGGTTACATCACCAGCGTATTCCAAGCCAGCGAACGTAGTCGAGCTACGCGTTCCGCCTCGGTTGGTCAGTGTGTAAGCGACACCAGACAGGGTCAGGAAGGCAAGCTGATCGATTCGATCGGCAAGCCAGTAAGCGAGAACATCTCTCGACTGCTCTCGGAAGTTCACTACGCTTTTTTGATCAGCTAAACGACCTTTATGCTTGTTGGCGTTTCGGAGTTGATCCAGCTGTATGACTTGGTCATATGCTTTGATTTCCTCTTCGTTGCCTTCCAGCTGGTCGTCACCGCCGACACCGTCCTCTTCAAGGTCGGCGACGAGGGTCAGTACCGCGCGGGTACCCTTGTCTGATTTGGTAAGCTCCGTGATGCGCTGGATCATAGCGTTCGGACCAGATCCCATGAACTTCGTGGTGAAGGCAAAATTGCGAGCTTGCTTCCACATCTGTCGGGACCAAACCGTCTTCTGCTCAGATGTGAGGGCGTTAAAATTGGTAACAGCCATAGCTGTTCTCCTTATTTAGCGAAACAAAATGTTTAGCGCTTCCTGCGCCATCGGTCCTTTTCCGTTGGACTACGATCATTTCGCTAAGAGAGCAGCGGGCTCCGGCGGGGTTTTACGTCGTGCTTAAGGACGAGGAAGAGAGTATGGATCAAAGTACCAGCACTTGTCAACAAGTGCTGGTATCTTTTTTTATAAC